TGAATTAACTCTGTTGCACCTGTATTCGAGTCAGGTATGGTTTATGCGCCTACAGATGAGAAATTTGCCCAAGATGTTATTGAAGAAGTGGCTGCTTTTCCTCATGGTCAATACGATGACTATGTTGACTCAATGACCCAAGCAGTGATAAGATTCAGGGAAGGTGGATTTGTTACAACATATTCTGATGCAATGGACGAACCTAATTTTAAGATAGAAAAGGATTATAGATATTATGGATAATAGACCCTTAGATTTAAAAAATAGAAAAAGAAGAAAAGTGGGGAGAAGAGGACCACCTAAACCAACTAGATTGGGTAGAATAGAAGAAAGACCAAGAATGACTATGGGTCAAATTGAAAGAAGAAAAGAAATGGAAAGAAGAAGAAATATTTTGCGAGAAAGAAAAAGACAAGAGATGATGATGCAAGCCAAACCTGGAATGCTAACAGGTGGCCAAGCAAAAATTGCAGCCAAGGCTCCACCAACTAATAAAATTGATGCAAAAGATTTTGCAGTGCTAAGAGCTGAAAAAGCTAAAGGCAGAGGACAAGGTTTACAAGACGAGAAAATGAAACCAGGCAAAGTTATGAAAGCCGATAAAGGTGGTATGGGTGATGCTACTAAATACAAAAAATATTTAAAAGGTTTAAAAGATATAAGAATGAAAAACTTAGGATCTAAATTTTTAGAAAGAAGAGCAAAGCTTGCAGGCACAACAGTTAAAGGAATTGAAAGAGCAGCCAAAGCTACAAGAATAGGAAAGATTGCAGCTGGTGTTGCAGGAGCAGCATTACTTGGTAAAGCAGCATTAGAAAAAATGTACGAGAAAAGAACTGGTAAAAAACCATTTACAAAAAGAGAACCTAAAAGAACTTTAGTTGATAAAAAAATGGGCGGTGGCATGATGATGAAACCTATGAGCGGTGGTTACATGGGTGGCGGATTAACTGAAGCTACACAAAGACTTAAGGCTCAGGGTAAAATGGGTGGTGGCATGATGATGAGACCAAACCCAGTTGGTATGAAATCAGGTAAGTCTGTAAAAGTTAAATGCAAACTTGGTAGAAACAAACCTACTAAAATGTACTAGGAGGGTTTATGGCCCTCAAGGAACTTTTTAAACGAGGAATATCTTCACTTCTCAAAAGAAAGAAAACTGACCCCGTATCAGGAGAGTCACAAAAATTAATTACTTACACACCCGAAGCTAAAACACAAACAGCAAGACAATTAGCTAAACAAGATGCACAACTTCCTGTTAAAGTAGACCGTAAGATTACAGATGATCTATTGATGGGTGAAACAAGACAACCTGCTTTTGGTTCATCAACTTATGACTGGGTGATGAGAAAAGGACCAGGAAAATATTCTGCCGATGAATGGATTGATCATTTAACTTCTACAAGAAAAGTTAATTACAAAGTTTTTGGTAAACCTACAACACGAATAGAAAGAGGACCCAAAAGATTTACTTACGACAAAGGATCTAGGTTTGCTGGTAAAGAAGCTACCATAAATAAGGAAGAACTTTTTGATACTAACCTTGCAACCTTTGATGACTTTGGAAACATTACTGGTGGACTTATAGGTGCAGCTAAAAGATTTGGTTTAAAGTTATCAGCACAAGATATTGGTAACATGATTAAGATGAACCCTGTTAATAGATTAAAACCAGTTGAGTTTGGTGGTGTGTTTACTTCACCGAAGGTAGATACTATTTTTAAAGGTTTAAATAGTAAATTAGATGATTTAGCTAAAACTAATCCAGAACTCACTATTCGATATTCTAATGATATAGCTCCAGCATTTAAAGACACTAAGCGTAGGTTAGAGGGTTTAAAGAGAGCGATACAGACAGGTGATCAAAATAGTATAGCAAAACTTTATGTTAATTTGAGAGCAGATTTGTCAGACTTAAAAAAATCAGTAGCCATCTCACAAAACTCTAGGGTTCAGATAAATGGAGTCTTAGGAGGCATAGATGAATTAGTTAGAATATCTAAAGGCGGTGGTAATGTAAGACCAGTCAAATATCAAAACGAAACTAGCTATACCTTTCAAGGTGGTAATAATTATAGAGAGACTGTCTTCGTTTTAGATGAACCTATAATAGGTAATCAAAAATCTATGACAAACATGGGTCATTACGGTGATCTAAAAAATAATTTATTTCACGTGAGGTATGATACAAGAATAACTCCTGATGGAAAAAAGGCCATGGTCATTCATGAAATACAATCAGATGCTAATCAAAGTATTGCTAAACAACTCACTGCTAAAGAAGCTTTCAAAGGTGAACGAAGAATAAATCCATTTCAAAAAGATATCGAATTAGATTTACTTGTAAATTCTAGAACAAAACTATTGAGAGATATGGATGATGCCATAGCTAAAAATCAATTCAACAAATCAAGAGCTATCTCTGATGATTTAAAAAATGTTAACCAACAAATAAACAATACATTTAGACGAGGATCTGTTTATAATGAAAGAAGTAAATTTGATTATTTTCCTTTATTAGATGCAGATGCTTATGGGGATTATGCATTGAAATTTTTAATGAATAAAGCAGCTAAAGAGAAGTTTGATTTTGTTGCTGTCATGCCATTTAACAAATTACATTTTAGACAAGGCTACAAAGCTGGTAATGAAAGATTTTATGGTTATGCAAATGGTAAAGGTATTGATAAAAGAGGCCAAGCTGTAATGCCTCAACTGATGAAGAAAGCTGCAAAGTTTAATGATTCTAAAGCAGGCACTATTAAACTATCATTATCTGATCCAAAGAAGCCTTACAAAGAAGTTATGAGAGATAATTTTACTTACCCTGAATCTAAAGGTGGTAAAAAAATTATAAGTGATTATCATGAAACAGCATCTAATGCTCCTATGAAAGGATATAAACTTATACAAGAAAATGATCCAAGGTTGTATTTCGATGCTTTTGCTATTGAAGTTAAACCTAATATGGCGTACACACAGAAGCTATATAAGTCTGAGGGTGGCTTAGTAGTGGATATCTTTAAAACCTTATGATAAATTAAACTATGGCTGTAGAAAAGGGAATCACCGAAAACATCGAAGAAGAAACTAAAGTTGAAGAGATTCAGGAACAACCTGAAGGCCTTCCACCAGAAGTTCAAATTGAGGGCGAGGAAACTGTCCAAGAGGATGTAGTAGACGATTTTAATTCAAATTTAGCAGAAGACATGGATGAGAGAACTCTCAAAAGATTAGGTATGGAGTTAATCACCGAATACAAAAAAGACAAAGAATCTAGAAAAGAATGGGAAGAGGGATACACAAAGGGTTTAGATCTTCTCGGTGTTAAATACAATGAACAGACGAGACCTTTCAAAGGAGCTTCAGGTGTCACTCATCCGTTATTAAGTGAGAGTGCTACAACTTTTCAAGCTTCAGCTTATAAAGAATTGTTACCTAGTGATGGTCCAGTAAGGACACAAGTTCTTGGTATACGTACACCGAACACCGAACAACAAGCTGACAGAGTTAAAGAATATATGAATTATCTTCTTATGGAGAAGATGGAAGACTACACAACTGATATGGATCAGATGTTATATTACTTACCATTATCAGGATCTACATTTAAAAAAATTTACTTTGATGAATTTTTACAAAGACCTGTTTCTAAATTTGTGCCTGCAGAAGATCTAGTTGTTCCATACTATGCATCAGATCTAAAAGATGCAGGTAGAATTACACACGTCATTAAGATGAGTGAAAATGATGTTAATAAAAAAATGGCAGCAGGTTTTTATAGAGATATAGATTTACCACAACCTAGATCAGAACAATCTGATTTAGAACAAAAAATAGATCAACTTGATGGAGTTAAACCAGGTTTTACAGATTACATTCATACTATTTTAGAAATGCATGTTGATTTAAATTTAGATGATTATGAAAATTTTGATAACAGAACTAAAAAAGCAATCAAGATTCCATACATTGTAACGATTGATGAAAGCTCAGGTGAAGTTTTATCTATTTATAGAAACTACAGAGTCGATGACCCTAACTACACAAGAATAGAATACTTTGTGCATTACAAATTTTTACCAGGATTAGGTTTCTATGGCTTTGGTTTGATACATACGATTGGTGGTTTATCTAGAGCTGCCACTGTTGCTCTTAGACAATTAATTGATGCAGGTACTTTAAAAAATTTACCAGCAGGATTTAAGTCTAGAGGAATAAGAGTTAGGGATGACGACCAACCAATACAACCTGGTGAGTTTAGAGACGTGGATGCACCAGGAGGAAACATAAGAGATCAGTTTTTTAACCTACCTTTTTCTGAACCGAGCACAACTTTATTTCAACTTTTAGGTTTTGTAGTGCAAGCGGGTCAAAAATTTGCTGCGATAACCGATACCGCAGTAGGTAATGACACGCAGAACAGAGCTGTGGGCACAACTATTGCCATGTTAGAACGTGGTTCTAGGGTGATGAGTGGTGTTCATAAGCGATGTTACTACGCAATGAGATTAGAATTTAAAATTTTAGCAAGAATTTGTTCAGAATATTTGCCTCCTGAGTATCCTTATGATGTTTATGGTGGTCCAAGACAAATAAAAGCAGCAGATTTTGATAAAAGAGTAGATGTTTTACCTGTTGCAGACCCAAATATCATGTCTATGGCACAAAGAGTGACTTTGGCACAAACTCAATTGCAAATTGCTAGTTCGAATCCACAATTACACAACATTCATGAAGCATATCGAAGAGTTTATGAGGCGTTAGGCACAAAACAAATAGAAACTTTATTAAAACCACCTCAAAGACAACCTGAACCAATGGATCCAGCTAAAGAAAACGCAAGAGCGTTACAAATGAAACTTTTAACTGCCTTTGAATTCCAAGATCATGACGCTCACATAGCTGCACACACAGCATTTATGGAGTCTAGAATGGTTCAAATCAATCCTCAAGTTTATGCTTTGTTACAATCGCATGTTTCTGATCATATTTCTTTTAAAGCACGAAAAGAAGTTACAGAACAGATGATGCAAGATCCAAATTTAGTGGCTTTACAACAAAATGACCCTCAGTCATTTCAAATAGCATTTGATAATGCAGTCGCTACAGCTGTTGCAGAGATTACATCTGAATTAGTTAAGGGAGAGATGCAGGCCAACATGGCTAAAAATGATCCACTAGTAAGAATTAAACAACAAGAAGTTGATTTAAG